CTTCATCATTTCTAACCATTTTTCTTATTTCAGGGTTTGAATGTGAATCAAGGATATCATCTTCGTATAACCATTGTGCCATTGTTTGTTTATCCCTACGATTCATTTCACTATAGATATCATCTAAATCAACCTCAATACTAATGTAACTCATATTTTATTTTTTTATAAAGTTAAGAAAAAAAGGTGATTCCATCAATGGGAATCACCAACATTATTTTTTTCGCCAAATATCAAATATTCGGGGTTTATTACCTTGGACACTTTTCTACGATCACCTGTAACAGATTTAACAACTATACCTTCGTGGGGAACTTTAGTTCCTTTTATGTTATTGTTGAAGACATATTTGTCTTGTCGTTCTTTAGACCATAAACCAGAGTAAAGTAATTCTACTTTAGGTAATCCCAAAGAACCAAAGTGAACTCTTTCATTTATGTATGGTTGATATACTCCATCAACTTCAACATCAAATCCTGCGAACTTAACATCGGTTAAACCATATTCGTAATTTTTTTGTATTCCCGCACCATATATCTCACCATAGATAACAAAACCTGCAGATAAACTAAATGGTTCGTAAGTATCTTTTACGTGTTCCCACAATTTTGCTCGTATGTCGTATTTGTTCGCTATGGTTTCCCAAACATTAGTATCATAAAACCCTTGTGAGTCAGATCCCTTTTCAACATTATGACTACCCAGAACATACTCAAATGCAACCCACTCATTACCGAAGAACTTTCTAACACGATCCCACAAAGAAAGTTTTTTCTTTCTAACTATTCCGTAACGAGCGTTGGTTCCGTGTAACTTACGAGTTATAACAACCTCATCTTCCTCATTGAACATATCAGGTACATTCTTTTGGTTAGGGAACTTGTAGTAAACTTTGAAGTTAGGGTTTTGGTGGTATTTCACTTTTTTAACCCCATCACCTATAGTAACCATTTTAACTGGTGGTTCGTATTTGGTAACACCCAATACTCCCATCATATCATCACCCTCAAATACATTATTCACCATTGATTTCGGCTCCAAGTATTTGAATGGTATTAACAAACATTCAGAGTAAACTCCACGAAGTTTTACGGTTCTAACTCGTTGTCCTTTACGGAGGTAGTTAGTAACTCCCATCAAGTCAGATAATGCTTGCGGTATAACCGCATCTGTAGTTGCAACAACAACTAAATCACCTACCTGATATTCACCTTTTTGTGTTATGGCGTTCCAACCACCAACTAATACCAATTCTATATTGTCAGCTCCTTCTATTGGTTTAACCTCTCCGATTCTCCCAACATAACATACACTATTTTGATTCTCCATTGACATATTTTTTAATTAATTCATCCACATATGGTCTTAACATAATTCCCATACAAATTCCTCCTACAACATATACTATCATAACTTCACAAAATTAATATTTATTTTTTTAATAACCAAATTTAATTCAAATTTTCAGGATAATACAATAATGTCGGGTTCTTTTTAACAATATCAGGAACATCCCCAAACTCACCCATCTTCTTATTAAATTCTAAAACATCAAATCTACCGGTGATAAGATGGTATCCATTTTTGGTTGGAATTACTGATTCAACTTTAGTTCCTTCGGGTCTTAACGACTCAATTATGTGGACGGCTCGGTGAACCACTATCTCATCCTTTGTATCAATATCAACGATCCATCTTTTCTCTCGTGTTTTAATCTGTCCAACCACAGAATCAAATAATCCTTTTTGGTTAGACACACCATCTCTAATTCGTTCTGCAAGTGTTGCAAGCATATTGAGAGACACATCTTTATGGTTTTGTTTTTGTATGTGAATGTAAGCTCTTGCTTTAAACATTTCACATAGTTGTTTAATCTCATCATACCTATGATCCAAATGATCTAAAGATTCAATACAATATGTTTTAATTGTCCTTACCGATTGATGATTATCTCTCTCACTTTCGGGTTGATCTTTTTTTCTTTTGAATATGTATAACATATAAAAATCCCCAACCTCACTGAAGTTAAGAAGGGGTTTTATGTTATCTATATTATCAATCTTGTTCATAATAAATTCATTAATAATGTCTAATATTATCCATTGTAACTGGCTCAACAAAATCCCAAGTTTTACCTTCAAGATCATTAACCCATTCATCAACCTGTTCTTTTGTCCAAAACGGTTTTGATGGTCGATACCTTAATGGTGATTCTTTGTTTTCCTCCCAATTATTAAGTTGTAAAGTAACATCGTCAATCAAATGTTTTTGTTTATTGTATTTAACCCACTCACGATAGTCGTATTCGGATTTAATAAATTTAACATCACCATAATTGTAAAACTCCATTTCAGGAAATGCTAAATTGGGGTTGTTAGTGTAAACATCAACAATACCATTGTCTCCATTATATGAATCACAAAGTTCCCTCAAAGCGTATAAACTATTTGGTTTTTCTTCCCACACACTACCATATTGACGAACTGAACAAATATAGAGATACCCATCCTCAAAAGATTGTATTTTTCCGTCAATCTCATTTCTTAATGAGATAAGTTCATCCATTGTTAGTTTGTTCAAGTTCATAATCTTAATTTTTTTAAACGATACAAAAGTAATAATAATAATCTAAACCACCAAATTATATGTTTAAATGTTTTTTTGAGTTTTCCAAATACCCTTCAATATTTTTCTTTCCAACAGGATTAGCGGAATGAACCAAGTAATCAGGTAATTTCACATTTTTGTTCTCACAATAATCCACAAGGAATTTTGCACATTCAAGTCCTGTTTTTTCTTTATATTCCTGATATGCCAATTCAATTTTTGAATCGTCCAAAAACCAATTCTTATCGGAAAATAAATCATTGTGATGCTCATCCGCCAAGTCGTGATCGAACGACACAAACTCCGGAACTCCATTATCTTTTATGTATTGAACGAACTCGTCGTAGTTTCTAACGATGTCCCAATCATTCTCCCAATAAGATTTATTAAATTTAGTCGGAACCAAATTTATTGCGTCCTTTGGGTTGCGAAAGTCATCTAAAAAGAGTTTACTCATAATTATTATTTTTTATTTGTGTATTTCCTAATTAATTTAAATATCTCACTAATATCTGTAAATTCAGATGGTGGACTATCGTTTCTAACCGGTAGGAAGATTAATGTAAACCCGTGATTTCCCTCAAACTTTTCTTTTACTCTGACACCACAGATCTCATTAATATAAACCCAGGGATAGTTACTCACAAGTTTAACTTCAATTCCAATTTTTTTCAATCTTTCAACAAACCTTGTGATTTTATCACCGGTTAGTTTTGTTGAGCTTTCTGTTCCCATTTTTATATATGTTCCAAATTTAGTTTTTACTTCCATAACATTCTAATTTTTTATCTTTAACATTCCACAAATCTTTTTTCCCTAACTAACCATTCTACCGCCGCTTGTTTACTCATCTTTTAAATTTATTATCTTTTGATGCGTATACGTCTATCCAAGATTGATTTACTTTAGCCTTTCCATCTTCTTCTCCCGCAGTATAAGCTTTGTACCAAAGTTGTTTTTCTATTTCTTTAGCTTTACTAGTTATTTCTAAAGGTAAAAAAGGTAATTGTTCTGACTCCATCCATTCTAACAAAAAACCTACCGCCGATTGTTCTCCCATCTTATTCTGATTTAAAGTTTATGTTATAATATTCTTCAGATGTTAAATCTTCAAAACCTCTTCCTGTATATTCTCCTTGTTCAAAAGCATCAATTATCTGTTGCTTCTCCATTTGTTTGGCTTTTTCAAAAGATGAATTAACAAAACTTTTTATATAATCATCTTTTTTTATTAAATCTCTTTCAATTAAATCTTCAACCAACCATTCTACTGCTGTTTGTTTTACTTCCATAACATTCTAATTTTTTATCTTTAACATTCCACAAATCTTTTTTCCCTTCAGTCATATGACAATTGTGTTTCTTACCGGTTCTCTCACCGAACTCCACAATCATATCATTATGACGATTACGGATGAGGTGGGGACATTCTTTACAGGGTTTTTCCATTAATCAACTAATATAAAATTTTCAGAATTTAAAACTTTTAATATTTTTTTTTCTGATGTTGACTTTATTGCTGGTCTTGTTGCAACCCCACCATTAAGTCCCTTTGAAAAAACAATCTCAAATTTCTTATTATTTTTAATATAATACGAACCTACGGTGCAATATTCTCCATCGGCATTAACAAATACTCCGTAAGATTTACATTTAAGTGCTTGACTCAATGTTTTATATTCTGTGTTTATTGTTTCCATACCACAAAGATATGTATAATACTTTAATTGTGCATCTTTAATTAATTCTTTTCTACAATTTCAATTAGTTTCTCAAGACAACTAAGTTCTGCCTCTTCATAAGTTGAATAGTTGTTTGAGTAATCCCAATCATATCTTGAACCTTTATATTCGTTCAAATCCCATATACCACCACTTATATTCCAAGTATAGTCTGAATGAATACAGGAATGTAATTCATACTTCTCTCTAAACCATCTGAAGGCTTGTTGGTATATTGGTGCTAGTATTGTAATTTCTGTTTGTTTAATATATTGATCAAATTCAAAAACAAGTTCTGTTTCCTCTGAATTTGGATTTAACATAGGATATGACTCCTTATAATAATATCTTCCAAAACAAGGTTCATCAAATCCTAACTCTTTTAAAGCTAATGCTTCTGTGTAATCTAAAAATTCTTTTTTCATCTTATTTTGTTTTAGATTTTACAATTTCAATTAGTTTAGTAAGACAAGCAATCTCCGCTTCTTCAGGGGTATTAAAATGTCTATAAACAACTTCTTGACCTTTAATTAACCAATCGTAGTATTCTTTATCATCTTCCATACTAGTCCTAAACATTATACAAGTTTTAAGATTATACTTCTCTCTAAACCATTTAAAGGCCGATTGCCAAGTTGGTGCTAAAATAACATCAGAATCAATAGTCCAAATGTTAGGTTCTTCAGTTTGAAAATCATTATAAATGATATCCTCCCCATCAAATTCTAAATGAATAGTTGGGTATATTAAATTTTCCAAATCATCATAATCAAAAGGTGTTGGATTAAATCCTGCAAAACAAGGTTCATCAAATCCAAGTTGCTTCAATCTTAAAGCCAAGGTATAAGGTATAAATTCTTTTTCCATATTATTTTAATTTAGATTCAACAATCTCTATTAATTTTATAAGACATTCAAGTTCTGCTTCTTCGTAAGTACCAAATTTTCCATCATCATAAATTCTTTTACAAGAATCAAAACAATCTTCATCATTATAATCTCTATTTTTAGAATCATAAATTGTAAAATCATAATAATAATGTCTTGAATTATCTGTTAATTCAATACTACAAGAAAGTTTATACTTCTCTCTAAACCATCTGAACACCTGTGAGAATGTTGGTGCGGATATAAAAACATCAGCGTCTTCTTTGAAATCATTATTACGCCAATTTCCTCCAATTTCCAATTGATTGTAATAAAACTTACCAAAACAAGGTTCATCAAATCCAAGTGCTTTCAATCTTAAAGCCAACTCTACCGGTACAAATTCTTTTTCCATACCACAAAGATAATAAATTATTTAATATAAACAAAAAACCCCCAAGATTTAACAAGGGGGGTTTAGATTATTTTTTCTTAAATTTAAGTTTGGTTTCTATTTTTTTCCTACCGTATTTCTTTTCCATCAATTGTTGGTGTAGATCCCAATTAATAATTGATTCGTTCATTTCAGTGATGATTAAATTTTTTTTCATATCTTATAAATATAGATTACCATCAATATCAACCATCTGTTCAATTTCTTGTTCGGAATATTTTTTTGATATTTGAGTATTTCCTAAATCTAAACTACCCCCAACCGATGTTAAATTTCCCAATGATTTAATTTGAGTATTTTCTAAATCTAAACTACCACCAACTGATGTTAGATTATCCAATGATTTAATTGAAGTGCCTCGTAAATCCACATATCCTCCAACCGATGTTAGATTCCCCAATGATTTAATTGGTGTATCTCGTAAATCTAAACTACCCCCAACCGATGTTAGATTTCCCAATGATTCTATTTGAGTATTTCGTAAATCTAAATAACCCCCAACCGATGTTAGATTTCCCAATGATTGAATTGGTGTATCTCGTAAATCTAAATAACCCCCAACCAATGTTAGATTTCCCAATGATTGAATTGGTGTATCTCGTAAATCTAAACTACCCCCAACCGATGTTAGATTTCCCAATGATTCTATTTGAGTATTTCGTAAATCTAAACTACCCCCAACCGATGTTAGATTTCCCAATGATTTAATTTGTGTATTTCGTAAATCTAAATCACCTCCAACTGAATATAACGGATTACCTTTTCTATCTAAATATCTTTGCATCCTGTCCCAATCATTCCCAAAAATTTCAAATGATAAAATATGAAGAACTTTTGGATATTCAGAATTTTTTAGTTTTTCAAATTGGTTTTCTGTAATTATTATTTCCATATCTTATAAATATATTGGAGTTGCGATTTAACCCACAACCCCAACTAATCCGTCCAAATGATGATCATCCGACATATCAGAACCTACCGGTATTTTGTTCATAACCCTAATGATTCCATCAATACTATATGGAACCATATCGTTTCCATCAACACCAACATCCATTCGTTTTCCGTTACCGAATTTACGGTTTGCAGGTAGGTGCACATGACCATGTAAATGGATAACACCTTTGTTAAGTCCGTTCCAACTTTGAAGTGGGTAATGACACAATACAAAATTTTTATCGTTGATGTTTACCTCCAAGTAATGTTGAACACTTAAGAATTTACTTTGAATGTTTTCTCTGTCGTTCTCAATGTGATGATCGTGATTCCCCAGAATGAGATGAATGTTTTTACAAATCAATCTATCAAGGAATATCCCAATGTTTTCAAATCCACCAAATGAAACATCTCCCAACATAATTAGTGTGTCATCCTGTCCAACAACATTGTTGATAGCATTCACCAATCGTTCATTCATTTGTTCAATGGTGTCAAAGTCACGAGTAGAACCTACCGGTACTTCACCATCCTGTGTTCTCCAATCTGTCACACCACGACATATGTTTTTGTGTGCGTAGTGAGTATCACTTGTAATAAACACTCTCCCTGTTGTTATTATTTTTTTAAATTTCATAATTTTTTATTTTAGTCCCATATATCACTGGGATAATGTTCTTTAACTATATTATCATACATTTCACGAATATTGTCGTAATCCATATTAAGTTGATTTTTAAACATAGCACTCAAAGCAGAATAGTTAGGTATCTCTTTGTCAACATCACCACCCATTAATTTAAGATTGGTTTCATTTTTTTTAATCTCGGTATTACACGCCATAAATAATTCAAATGGAATATCCAATAACATTGGGCTAACCTCATCATCGTTATTTAACCAAGCCTGTATTTCAGTATCACTATCCTTTTTAGATGAGATGGCGTATTTAACATCCGAAGATCTTTGAATGAGATAAATTAACTTATAATTTTTAATATACCTATCCCAATGTTCTTCTTGGGTTGTACACCATTTAGTATTTGAACCATATGATTTTGACGCTTCAAAACTTAACGGGATTATTGCCAACCAATCACCATCATCATAAATCTTTTTGGTTTGTTTCTCAAGTTCTTTAAGTTTTACAATTTCGTCCGCCTTTTCAACTTCAATCTTTAACGATTTGAAACTTTTATGTTGTCCAATATCTTTTTTCTCAATCCTATTACATTTACTATGTTTCTCAAATTCATTTAATATTACAACATTTTCCTCACCAATTAGTTCAATACCCAAATACAACTTATCATCATACCATTCTTTGAACCATTTAATTAAAAATTCGGTGTATTTATACGAATCGCTTGGATCAACCTCCGCAATCACATCAATTATACTGATATTTAAGTCGGGGTGTTGTTCTTTAAGTTTATCTAATCTTGACATATTTTATAAATTTATTTCAAAACGACTACGCATTTGTTCTATTTTATCATCAGGAACATTATGATCATTGGTATTTCCGTGATGGTTTTCAACGATGATTCTGAATACTTTATAATCATATTTTTTCGCCAATTCAAAATATGCGTCCATCTCCCATTCTTGTGTGAAAGTGTTTGATACCGCAACAGGTGAATGACTCATTTTCATTAAGAAATCCATTTCCTCTTGACACCACTTATGAGCATCTTTTATTTGTGAGGGTTTAAAGTTGTAATTACCATCTCTATCAATAAAGAACATATCAGCTTCTTTATGACAATAATCTATCTTCACCAATGTTTTTGCAAATGTTGATTTACCCGAGCCAGGGATCCCTCTCACGATATATAGTATTTTTTCCATACCACAAAGATATAAAAAAAACTTATATAAAACAAAAAAAGGAACCAAAGTTCCTTTTTATTTAGGTCGGATTGAATTAATCACGACTCCACCACCTTGTTTATACGACACAAGGAAACTATATCTTATTCATCCACAAATAATAATTGGTTTGATTTGAGGATCCAAATGTGATATCTGTAAATTTAAGTCCAATTATTACACCATTAATTAAATTACCCTCGTAAATAGTTCCACTCAAATTACCCCAACTTGTATAGTTCATTGTTAGGTTATATGCCGATGCGGTTGTATAAAACGAATATGTTGCCGGGTTACCATTGAATGTATATTGATTAATGGTATTAAAATGAAGTGTATCATTTGTGGGAGTAATTCCTCCTATTCCACCAATTCTATACCCCGTAATCACCCAAGTTTGTCCAACCATATTAATTGTTGTATCCATTCCCGTGGTGTCAGTTACAATCGGTTGTGGTGGAAGTGGCGGTGTGTTTGGCTGGGGGTTCTCTTTCTGACAGGAAAGAATACCAAAACTCAACCCAATAAATAAAAATACTTTTCTCATAATTACTTTGTTATTAACGCTTCAATTTTACTTTTAATCGGTTCAACCATATCAATCTCTTTTGTTCCCGTCACAATAATGGAATCTTTCAAGAATCGGAATGGAATGTTAATCAAGAATGATTTACCATTGAAGAATGTTAAATCATTTTTAAGTTCCAAACATCCGTGAACCATTTTCAAAAAAATGTTGAATTGTGTCTCGTCAATAAATACTTCATTTAGTAATTCACCAAACGATTCATTAATAATTCTAATTTTAAATGCCGTCTTATTCATACCACAAAGATATATAAATTATTTTAATTTCCAAACTTTGAATAGTTATATTTCTTCACTTAACCACCAAATGAATATTTTGTCTGTCCTCAAATTATAGGTATCCTCCAACTTACAGATTGAAACTCCCATTCGTAACTAGATGTGAGTCCCCTTAAATTATAGGTATCCTCCAACTTATTTTATTAAATACTTGCTCAATACGAGATGTGAGTCCCCTTAAATTATAGGTATCCTCCAACCATACCTCTAATAACTCACTGATTTCCAGATCGTTCATACTAAAAACGGATTCCAAAAGTGACCAAATTCTATCGTAATTGATGTAAACCCATCCATTTTTTTGATCCTGATAATAATAAAACAAAGGTAACCCATCTTTATCAACATAAAATGTTTTATTATCTCTGACTACCGAAGTAAGATTCCCAAACTCCTTATTCAACCATTTTAATATGATTTTTTGTTTATTCATAATGTTTTAAATTATAGATGTTTTCCAACTTTGTGACTATTTGGAATATACTGTGGTAGGTGTGTATCCCCTTAAATTATAGGTGTCCTCCAACCATGCCTCCAATAACTCACGGATCTCCAATTTCCCCATACTAAAAACAGATTCCAAAAATAACCAAATTTTTTTGTAAGCAATGTAAACCCACCCAATTTTTTCATCTTGGTAATAAACAAATATAGGTAACCCATCTTTATCAACATAAAATGTTTTATCATCGTTAACCACCGGAGTTAGATTACCATATTCCTTGTTCAACCATTTTAATATAATTTTTTGTTTATTCATAGTGTTTTAAATTATAGGTAATAGATTTATAATAAATTCGGAAGGTGCGTATCCCCTTAAATTATAGGTATCCTCCAACTTTTCTACTGCTTCCAATTTCTGCTTTTGGGTGCGTATCCCCTTAAATTATAGGTATCCTCCAACCATACCACTAATAACCCCTTAATTTCCAAATCCTTCATACTAAAAATGGATTCCAAAAGTAACCAAAGTCTATTGTAATTAATGTAAATCCACCCATTTTTTTCATCCTGATAATAATAAAACAAAGGTAATCTATCTTTATCAACATAAAATGTTTTATCATCTCTGACTACCGGAGTTAGATTACCATATTCCTTGTTCAACCATTTTAATATAATTTTTTGTTTATTCATAATTACAAATTTACAAATAAAAACAATAAGGCACAAAAAAATCCCAAAAAAAAATCAACTACGAAATTTTTTGGGATTTCATTAATGTTAAACCAACAATAAGTTAGAAGGGAATGTTGTTCGTATCACATAAATATCCAATAGTATCCCAAAAGACAATTTTTTTTTAAAAAAGTTTCAAAATTATTTTAAATAATGGATCTTTGTGATCATCAAATGGTAAATCCATAAGATTGAAATATCCACATTCGGAGTGTTCATCCCCATCCTTGGCGTTATCCAAATCAGGATATAACTCAACATCTGTGTCATAAAGATATATATACATTAAACCCTTAATCTTACCATCTTTTTTATATGTATTGACAACCTCAATCAGGTTCACATTGTTAACCTCATCACTTAAATCAATATTGGTTTCCTCATAAAACTCTCTAATGGCAGTTTCTTTAGGTTTTTCACCACTCTCAACACCACCACCAGGAACTGACCATATATTTGGTAACGAATTGTCGGGACTCCGTTTACAAAGTAAAAATTTATCTTTACATCTAACAAGTATTCCCGAAAATCTTTTTAGTTTTCTATTATCCATTATATTTATGTCTATGGATGTAATAATAAATAATAATTTGTTCAATGTCAAATGTATGATAACGACAAAAGATACGCATCAAGGTATGATGGGTAAAAAATTTGACAATACATTTGATGGTATGTTATTTATGATGAATGGTAACAATCATTCATTTTGGATGAAGAATTGTATAATCCCTTTGGATATTATCTATATAAGTAATAATAAGGTGTCCAAAATTCACCACGACTGCAAACCTTGTAACTCTGAACCTTGTGAAAGGTATCCAGGCAATGGAGATTCCATATTGGAAGTTCTTGGTGGAACCTGTAAGAAATATGATATTAAAGAAGGTGACAGAGTTTACTTTGATTAACCCTCTTTAATTTTTTCCTTTAATACTCTAACAAATTCTTGTTGTATCATTTTGGTGAATTTCACATAAGCGGCTTCGTCATTATCTCCACCATATTTGTTCTTACCTTGGGGTGGTCTTTTACTTCTACCCATATAATTAAGTCCTGAAATGTTAGTGATACATTTATGTCCCCCACTATTAGAAACAATAATATCCCAAGCATTTACCGTGACATTATCAAGTAAATTTATTTCGTCATCAGTTAAATCACTAAATGGTTTTGACATTGCGGTTTCAATTTGTTCCATAAAATCCTCACCATCATTTGATTTGAATTTATCTCCATATAACGCTCTAAAATCTTTGTATGTAAATCCAACCGATTCAGGTCCAAAATCTTTCCCTGATTCCGATATCCATTTGATTGTTGATAATGGAATATTTCTTTCTTTCAATTGTGATTCCCATTTCCCCAATACCTCATCTTTAATCTCACCCAAATTAACTCCTTTAAGTGATCGTTCTTTTTTAAACGGATTACAAGATGCTTGAACCAATCCTAAAGGCCAAGCAAGAACTATAAAGTCAGCTTCAGGATTATTTCTGAATGGTGTATATCTATCATATGAACCTGGTTTCATCATATTACCACCTCCATATTGAACGATGATATTACCATCAACTTTTACATTGGGTGATGTCTTCATTGTTTGAACATAGTTCTCCTTGTTTTTTTCAAGGTTTTCTACATTGGTGTATCCTTTTTCCAACATTTGTCCTCTAATATTGTTGAGAATACTTAATAGGGATGGATTTGCATTTAGAACTATTTCCTCAAGAAAACTTGGTTTGTTTTTAAATGCTAATAATAATTTATTAACAACCAATCCCATTAACATTTTGTTTCTTTGTAATGTCTTATCCTTATCCACTTTGATTAGGTAGTTCATCACTTCTTCAGGACTGATGTCGTGTTTCACATAATCCGCAGAATCAACCGTTGATATTAATGTAATGTCTTCAGGTGAAAAAATATCCTTGGGGGATATTGTTTGGGAAATTGTTTCAACATTAGATCTTGATGATTTAAAATTTGTTGCGGTTCCTTTTTCAACCCCAACTTGTGTGTCGTGGTGATCGGTGTGGATAACAAACATCTCACGTCCGTGAGCAAAATCGACTAAAACCGGCATAGTATCCCCATTTGCATCCATTTTTTTTACCGCAAATTCTTTATCACCATATTGTATTATTTCTGCATCAACAACTTTTATCCCGTTATTCTCAAGATAGTGTTTCATCGCTAATGCCGTGGTAACCCCATCTAAATCTTGATGAAAGTATATTTTAGCTTTATTATATCTTTTTGCTAATTTATTAATATCCCTTATTCCCGATTCTAATATTAAATTTTTTCTCATATTCATAAATACCTTTTAAACTCAAAATGTAAATATCGTTTGTTTTAATAATTAAAAATTCCTATCTTTATCTAAATCTTTAAAATTTAAAATATGAAAGAAAAAGTTAATCAATTTGTAAAGAGGTTCAAACCTCTATTTAAAAATGTGATGTTTATGGTGTTTATTGGGGTTTCGTTGTTTGCGGGATTTTATGCTGGTTCAGCTTATAACTCCAAATACGGATCAAAGAAACCAACCATTAATATGGTTAAGGTTAATCGTAGTCAAGTTAATTTGGCGTTAGATGAACACAACCATCTAATCATCATTGATAAGAAAACCGGTGACTACACGGTATATCAAGATTCAATTGGGATTTCGGTGTTTAAGTTATACGCCAGAAACATTTTTTCAAGCACACCAAAATAAACCATTATGAAAGTATCCAACATTTTAAAATTGTTATACTTGATGGGTTGTATCATTACCATTGTGATTTTGTCGGGTATGTCAACCATCAATTATCAATCCAATGCTAAATTTGAGAATGAAGGATACGGTATCCCAAACTCACCAATTTCCCTTCAGATGTATGAATACATTGAGAAGTATTCGGATAAATACAAAATCCCAAAATATGTCGCATATAATGTGGCTTACAAGGAAACAACATATAGAGGTCCTTTTGATTGGAGGTATAATCCATCAAGGATATCTTGTGCTGGGGCACTTGGTCCGATGCAAATCATGCCCTCAACATCTGATTGGATTAATAAAGTTGATTATCCCAACCATAGGATTATGAATGATATTAAATTGAACATTGAAACGAGTATGAAGTTATTGAGGAAACTGCATAACAAGTATGGTAATTGGAATGTTGTTTGTGGTTGTTACAATACAGGTAGACCTATTGTAAATGATTATGGTAGATACTGCGGAACCAATAGAAATTATAAATCAAAGTGGTTGTCGCTTAATTAATGGGATTCCCCATCTTTAATAGAGGTGGGGTTTTTAATTTATTTCTGTTAACCAATCGGGGATATGGCTAAACTCTTCAACATTTTTTATATACTCTTTTAAACCAAATACTTCCCTCAACCATATCCTTATGAATGATATAACACCATTATATGATATTCCAAACCCTCGTTCTAAAGCGTCCCAAATTATACCATCATTGACATAAATTTCATTAACTTCTCTATCATAAATAAATACATTTTTGGTAGTTTCATATCTGAATAAAGTGCAGTTTTCTTCCTCTTCACTCTGAACAACATCCAAATCATTAAATATATTTAAGAACTCCATTGGATCATTATCAAACCCAAGTTTTGTTAAGTTTTTAACTCCACCTAAAACATCGGACGCTTGATTCCAACCCAATTTTTTAACAAGGGTCTTTATCCTATCTTGTGTTGATTGTTTTTGACTTTCTGTGATGATAATTCTCATATCTTATAAATATATACCACCCCCAATATTAACCATCTGTTTAATTTCTTGTTTGGTATGTTTATTTGACATCGGAGTATTTCCTAAATATAAATTACCTCCTACCGATTTTAGATTTCCTAATGATTCAATTGAAGATCCATATAAATCTAAATGACTCCCTACTGATGTTAGATTGTCCAATGATTGAATTGGTGTATTTCGTAAACTTAAATAACCTCCAACCGATGTTAGATTTCCCAATGATTCTATTTGAGTATTTCCTAAATCTAAACTACCCCCAACCGATGTTAGATTTCCCAATGATTCAATTGAAGTATTTCCTAAATATAAACTACCCCCAACCGAAGTTAGATTTCCCAATGATTCAATTGACGCATATTCTAAATTTAAATTACCCCCAACCGATGTTAGATTCCCTAATGATTCAATTGAAGTATTTTCTAAATATAAATCACCTCCAACCGATGTTAAATTTTCCAATGATTCAATTGACGCATATTCTAAATTTAAATCACCTCCAACTGAATATAACGGATTACCTTTTCTATCTAAATATCTTTGCATCCTGCCCCAATCATTTCCAAAAATTTCAAATGATAGAATATGAAGAACTTTTGGTTCTTCAGAATTTTTTAGTTTTTCAAATTGGTTTTCCGTGATGATAATTTTCATATACTATAAATACCATATAAAACAAAAAAACCAACTATTAAAGTTGGTATTCTTTTATCTGTTCAAGAGTTTTAAAATATTCAACCCTTGTCTTTGCAATTTCAGTATAGTTTGGTGATAACTCAATACCTAACCATCTTCTTCCGAGTATTTCTGCCGCAACTAATGTTGTTCCACTACCAGCAAACGGATCAAGAACTACATCGTTTTTGTAGGATAGTATTTTGATCGCTTTAGTTGGGATGTCCATTGAGAACGTCGCCTTGGTGAGTGATTTAGTATCTGCAAAGTAATTCCACTGGCCAAAAACAAGTTCCATAAACTCTTTCTTATCTGTCTCTTCATATACAACTTTCTTTTTTATGGTTCCATCCTCCTGTTCAATTTCAGTTGGTGTCCCTTTCCATTGTGGTTCTCCTTTTGTTAATTTTTTTGGCGAATTTTTATATGCAATAATAACACATTCCTTTGGGTTATAAATATATGGTTGACTACAACTCATCCAAGATCCCCAAGCGGTTGTTTTACTTCTATGTGGACTATCTTCTTCTAAATCAATAAGTCCAAACCATTTATAACCAACTTCTTTCATTATGTTCCAAATCTCGGAAACGATAAAAATTCTACCACCTCTATCTTTTAAATTTATCTCATATGGGACATTTACACAAATTCTACCATCATCTTTTAACACTCTAAACGCATTTTCTAACCATTTTTTAGAAAAATCTAAATATTGATCAATAGTTGTATTGTCATCATAAACGTCATAATTAATGTTTACGGAATATGGTGGGCTAGTAATGACGATATCTATTGATTTTTCAGGAAGTTTTGACATAACTTCCACACAATCCCCGTTTATAATCTGATTCAATATTTTTTCTATATTCTCTATATTTTTCATAATACTCTTTTTTCCTCTTTAAATGTATATTAGATTCTTTATAAACATAATCTAAAAAACTAACTATACCAACAATATTAACAATTTTAATGGTGTATTTTTCCTTGTTTTCGTGTATTTTTCCGATATTAGGTATTTTAGACATTACCTCAATTAAAAATTCTCTAAATTTTTCCGATGCACAAACTATAGTCACTACAGAAGCTTTAGTTTTTTCACTATAAAAAAAATTCCCATCACCATCATAAAACCCTCTTATAAAATCTTTATAAAATTTTTCATCTATAATCGGTTTATTGATTGTAAAAGTTTTTCTTGGAATACATCCTTGATTAATTAAATCATTAATTAATTTATTACTATTAATACGAATAAGACAATTATCTGAAGTTGAGGGTGTTCCTTTTTTTGTTAATGTCATATTTTGATTGTAACCAATTTTGTGTTCAGATTCAATATTATCTTTAAATAGTTTCAAATGTTCTTCATCTTTCACAGACAACTTTAAAACTAATTGACTACCTGATTTAGTTTTTCTTACACAACCATCCGCAAATAAAAATCCTAACCAATAAGCCTTTTCTTCATTATCAATATTTTCAAAATAATTATGATTAACGTCATACCTACGATTTGTTAATGCAATATTGTTTTCTTTAAAAATTCTTTTTATTGGTCTTAAAGAAACTCCAAAACTTTTAGCAACTTTTTTTAAATTTTTTAATTCATTATACCTTTCAATGACTAAATTATTATCAATATCAATTCTACTTCCCATATAAATAAATATCTGTTAGTGTGTAGAAAGACACAACTTTTTATTTATTTATTTTTCTCTATTACAAACTCTCTAAAAAATCCCACACCTCATTTGAAAACGATTCATACATATCTCCGTTCTCATCATCCGATAAGTCAACGATGTATTCGTCAACACAAAAATCAACAATTATTTCGTGTGTTTCTCCAAGTGTTTTTTCATCACTTTTTAACCCCTCATATAAATTGAGAATGTGGTATTTTTGTCCTTCAGTTAATTTCATCTTTATTTATTCTCCAATGTTTTAATGTGATGATCCAAATAAAATTTTGCCTTTTTTAAATCTTCCAATTCTTTATCTTTATTCTTCTTGCCTGCCCTTGAAATGTATTTTATTGTATTACCAAGCGAGAATCCCAATTCCCAAGCATCAATCACCTTTATGGTTTCATAAACATTATTTCCACCCCCATAATGTTCTGGGTGATTTACTTGTTCTTTTTTAGGTATTGTATTTGTAAATAATACATCATAAACTTCTTCCATTTCTAATTTTTGCTTGTGAGCCCAAAACACCCCATCAATATAATAGGTATTAAATCCTTGCCAATCAAATGAATCAATTACTTTATCAACACCTTCCGTTGGATCCTTCGTAGATTTATAATCGTCCAAATAAATTATACCATCATCATTAACAAAATGGGCAACATTATTAATATCTTCCCTCACACAATCCTCCAAATGACATCCATCAATTTCAATAAAATCAAATTTTATGTTTGCGGTATCCAAAACTCTTGGGAGAGTATCTCCTGAATCTCCGGGAAATAAATGTAAATGAATATTCCAATTCGCAAAATGGTTTTTCATAATCTCAAAGTTCGTTGTTGTGCAACCATATTTGCAACTATCAAAAATAAAAAATCTAATTGGATTTTTATTATACGAACTATCCTCCTGAATTAATTTGATTAATGTGTTACAGATTATCATTGCCGAATGTCCTTCATTAAATCCTATCTCAATAATATTTTTTGGTTTTGTTTGAGATATCAAATCTTGTAGTGTGTCCATTCTTTCAGGATACCAACTAATGTTTCCTTCTCCACCACCTAAAATCATTCCTTTTAGTAACTCCATATTATTTCTTGTCTTGATATCCTAAATTCATTGTATCTTTATTCACCACAAACCGAAGTTTCACTATTTGAAACTTATCTTTTCCATAGGATTGTTTTATCTCAAAGTTTGTTCCTTTAACATCAAATTTAAGTGTTTGAACAACCGCTCCTGTAGGATCCAAATATTCAATCGTAATACCAACGATATTTAATAAATCCTTTGGGTTATATGATTGTTGGACTGTTTCAAAATATTCGGTTAGGAATATGATCTCCTCACCTTCATTATACATTTTGTATTTCCTAAATAAGAATGGTTCAATATCCATACCATCCAATTTAATAATCCAACGATTACATTTTAATGGTTCAATCAATGGGAACCGTTCTACTAATTGTGTCATTTGTTTTTGTTTACATATTTTATGATTTCATCCTCCGTTTTTCCTTCGCAGAACATTTTGAAAACCTCCATTGAGAAGTCATCGCTTGTGAAGATTGCGTCCGCCGATAAATAACTTGATAAGTTATTGAGATTTTTGATGATATTATCCTTTTTGAGTATTCTCTTGTTGAATCCCATCTTTATTGTCTTTTAGGTTGTAATACATTTGTCTAACCTTTTTACCCAATTCAATATCGTTTGGGGTTTCAATAACTAACTGTTCTAAAATTTTTAAGATATCCATTTTTATTTAATTTAAATTTGTGACATTTTTTTTTCTTGTTCATATATTTCTTGATTAACATATGAAATAAGTTTTCTTTTAAATAAAGGTAGTAATGTTTCATTGATTGGAAAAATATCGCTACACTTCATTTCAAATACGGGTAATGTTGGTCTTTCCACTTCATCACTCCATTGAGAAAATGTATTAATTATTTTTGGTATTGTCAACTTACCTTTTGGTTCCGAATAAATTAAATTAACGAGGGTTTTTTTCTCCATTGATCGCCTTGATGCCGGAGTTACATTGTATTCCCAAACATATAGATTATTTGTTTTCTTTTCGTAATAGAAAAAATAACATTTATTTGTTAATAGATTTTTTTTGTTTTTATTAATTTTAACTTCAATTGTGTATAACATAACCGTCCTTATAGATTTTGCAATATTAAAATAC